AATGTCAGACCAGAGAGACGTTCTTCCTGCCGCATCATTCGATATGGTGCCGAGATATTTCGTACTGAATAATACGGCGATATCATTACCGATCTGATCGATCACGCGGACCGTCTGATTGTCTTTAAAAAGTTCTCCCTGTGTATCTGTCACACTTACCATGGAGTTGATATCATCCAGAACACGGATATCTGAATTTACCCTGTGCAAGACAAATTCTCCATTTTTGACAGACTCTCTTAACTGATTCTGCGTATACGATGTATCTACTGTAAAGGAACCGTCGTAAACCTTATTCTGACAGGATTTATTAATCTCACATCCACATTCTGCCCCGGTAACCCAGTATACAAGACTCGCTTCACCCCATCCCGCATCTGTGGTCTTATTTTTTACATCGATGACTCCCAGGTAATCAGCGGAAATATTATATAGTACCACCTGAAACTTAATTCCAAGTTCATCGCGCAGACGTTTATTAAATGCCACATACAATTTTTTTGTCGTATCATCTGTTACCACAACACCCATGGTATTAAATGAATACGACTCGATCAGATCTAAATATGTCTGATGTGCCGTTCCGTCTACCGTCCCATTCGTTCCGCCTGTCAGCGGTGCGGCTGCTGTTTCTGTCAGTTCAGGCTCTCCTTTAAATGAAACATAATCGTTTGGTACAAGCTCTTTTGCAGTTTTTACTGTCTGCGTGTCTACTTTGGTTGTGCCAAGGTAAGTAATAACGTCAAACTTATCAGCATCGTCCGCATTTTTCTGTACAGCGATTCGGATATCATTGCCACGGGTTCCGCTGTACAATGCTGTTGCCATGGTATTTGCGGCCTTTACACCGCCACCGTTTAAACGGTATGCATAGAGTGTCTGAGCCCCAAGGAACAGATCATTCAGTCCTTTCATTTTCGGATCATCGAATGCATAACCAAAAATCTTCATGCCGTTTTTCTGGAAGTCCTCGTTTGTCACCTCAAAGACTTTCCCTTCCGCGCCCCAGTTCTAAAGGCATTGTCGCAATGCCTCTGTCTGACAGATTTGCGTTTGCAGATGCCGCTGATACAAAATTGATATAAGTTCCCGGCAGCACTTTATTCTGTGCGGTAAATGTTCCTCCACCTAAAGCCATTTATTTCACCTTTCCTTTCATATATTTTTCTAATAACGTGTCCGTTTCTGCTTTTGTGTACTTTTTGTTTTCATCAAGCAATGCGTCCATTATATCTTTCCTGGCACTGTACTTTGCACAGGCAAGAAGCTGTTCTTTTGTAAATTTCTGTGCCGCTTTTCCCTGCGGCTTTTCTAATACCTTCCCGCTCGCATTTGCCATTTTGTTACTCTCCCTTCATTTCTGACTGAATTTTGATTTGTCCCATCACCTCAGGACTTGCCGTTTTTTTCAGGATTACCCGGTTATAATTCACAAAAAAATTCAATACACCATCCACCAGTTCATGGTTCTTATTCGTTCCACGTATTGCTCTGTCCACATCTAACGGGGTAACATACTCTAAAGCAAACATCATGCGTTCTGCCACATCGTTGCACTCTGCATTTGGGTT